AGTTGGAATTATTGACATACTTACACTATTTTTTAATAGGTTATAAGTATTTGTAAAAGTTCCTTCAACTCCAACTAATGTGATCGTTGATGAGTTTGCCGTAGTTTTAACAACACCATATGCTCCACTTGTCTCTTGTAAAATTAAGTCACCTTGCGTAACGGATACAGAACTTCCGAAAGTTAAATTGATTTCAGTAATCGCAGTTAAAATTTGCTTTGATGTTAAAGTTGGGGATGCTGGATTATTTGTAGAAGTTTGTAATCCATCAACATCAAAATATACAATACCATGAGTATTAAAATCACCAGTTTGGTAGTAAATACCTTTAATATCAAGGTAACCTCTTGTTCCTGTGACTACACCATTTGAAACAATGGCAGCATCTGGAATATAAGTCCAAGATCTTGAAGTTGCCGCACTACCAACATTAGTTCCGTCAATATAACCAAAGAATCCAGTTTTGTTATTTGCCGTTCCTACACCAGTGTTATAATCAAACGCAATACCTCTGTCGGTATTGGTATCAAAAGCGTGAGTAATCGTTAGTTGTGTAGTTGTAGTGATTCCTGCTGTAGTGGAACCCTGGATAGTGATGATTTTTGTTGTGGTGTTATATCCAGTAATAGTGGTTAGTCCACTATTTGGTAATGAAGCACTACCCTGAATAGTATCACCAGTATTAATACCAATTACGGAATCGAGTGTAATTGTTGAGACACCGGTGGCAACTGGTGCCATAACCGTTCTCTTACTGGTTACATCACCAAGAACGATGATTGGATCGTTGATTGATACAACAGTAGAATTTACAGAGGTAGTTGTACCATCAACCTGCAAATCACCTTTAATAACGACAGTTCCTTCATTACTTAATCCATCTGGATATGGATCAATATACAGAATCCCATTTGATCCTGGAACTGTGGAAATTATATTTTGATTAATTTTTACGTCACCAATGGTCACACTTCCAGTAAAGGTTGAGACCCCAGCAACAGTAGCATTTCCACCAACATTGAGGTTTTTCTCAATTCCAACGCCACCTTCAACTACAAGAGCACCATTATCTTTAGTAGTTGAATCTGTTACATCTCCAATATTAATGGAAACACCATTGGCAAATGCCCAGTCTGCCCCTTCGATTTCAAATCTATTATCAGTAGCTTCGTCGTATCGTAACTTTACATCTTTATCAGTACCAAAACTCAAATAAGTATCATCAACTATGTTGATTTCACCAGTTCCATTCGGATCTAATACAATGTCTCCATCAGTATTCTGTGAAGAAAATGTATTTCCATCTAATCTTAAATTATCAACATTCCACTGATCTACTTTTCTTGTGTTATCAAGAATAACAACAATTCCACCATCACTATTGCGAGTGTTTGTAACTCCAGCAACAGTTCCTGGAACGTGGTCCATCATGGACGTGTAATAACGTCCAGCAACAGATACTACATTAGTTCCATCGTCACCAACATAAATTCTGTCTCTATTTTGGTTAGTTCCTGTAGCACTACCAATACCAGTTACATATGCTAATTCACCCCACTGCAGACTTCCAGGTATACTAGTACCAGAGGATCTTTTAATCCTAATAATACTTGCCATTAAAAGCTACCTCCGTTGATGTCTAAATTCTGTGTTGTTCCTGGGGTTAAGTCTAATGTTGCATCCCATTTTTGGGTGGTGGAGTTATAAACAAGAACCATCCCATTTAATACTGCGGGAGGTAAGTTTACATCTGTCAAATCACCTAAAGAAATTTCTTTAGTTCCAGCTAAAGATGATACAACTTTAACTGCGTTTTGCTGACCAACTCTAACTCTAATGTCTGCCATTAGCGAGTTACTCCTTCTCTAACTAGAACGGATCCTTCAACAACTCTAGTTATTACTCCAGAATTATCTGTTATCAAAACATCATAAACATAACGACCTGGTTTAAGGGAGGCAGTTGTAGTAGTTCCCAGTCCAACTTTAATTGTTCCTGCGGAAGGATTTAAAATTGATGCAGTAAATGAAGTATATGCTGAACTACCAGCATGTTTTCTCATTTGAGCAGATACTATGTATCCACCCAAATTTAATGAGGAACTAGAATCACTATTTTCTAATGAAAATGTTTGAGTAAATGTAGTACCAGTGTTTACGACTAGATTACTTACATAAACGGCTGCCATTTATAAAAACTTCAGGATCTAAAATATATTTATACTTGACCAAATCCAAGATTACCAAGACTATGAATTACCTCTTGTTGCTTCATATAAAGCTTGATAGAGGTCTTAAGCATTAGTCTAAGTTGATTGATATCGTTACAATCATCAATTTCTCTAGATTGCATTTCATATTCAAATAATTTATTGATATCGTCAAGTTTTATTTCATTTGGATCCATTGATAATCTCCTTCAGTAAAGATTTAATTTCTTCAATATCTGTTTTAATTTGGTCAATTTCTTCCTTTTGCTTTTGCTTTTCAGATTTCATTTTAATATATTGAGAATATCCCAATGTATCATAATTAACAATAGCACCAGATTTTTCATCTCTATAGAGATTTTTATGACCTTCAACGGGAATCATGCTAAAGCAATTACTCTTAAATCTTTAAATCTTGGAGCATATGCTTCATTAGTTCCAGAACATACAATCTTAATAGCAAATCCAGTAAATTTGTCAAGATTATCAGCACTAAATTGATACTCTAGGAATTGATTATCCCTACTTGATGGAACAAAAGCATCTGATCTGCCGCTGTTTAGAGTAGCGTCAATGATCGTCTCTCCAAATCCATCACCATTCAAATCTCTCAAGTTATCATACCCTGGGAATAGTTCATAGGATTGTTGAACTTCACTAGAATCTGGTCTAAAGAGTCTATAGAGAACTCTAAAGTCAGCGGAAGAATGTCTATAAGCAGAAACAAGAACTTTAAGTGAAGTTGCTGGTTGTTTCAGATCAACTCTATTTGAAATGTAAATGGCGGAGTGAGGATCTCCAGATATCAGTTTAACCCTAGAATCAGTAGAATAATTTACAATTGGGGCATTAACTCTATTTCTTTGTAGAATTAGAACACCATTCTGACTATCAATTACGGGAGAAAGATTAGGATCTTGCGAATTAAATTGGATTGCCAGTGTTGTTGATCTATTCTTAGGAAGATCAGTTAATCTGTTTGTCTCATTAATTTCGGAACAAACAAGTCTTGTAGAAGAAACTCTGTTAACTTGATTTAATTCAACGGGTTCATAACCTTGATCAATAAATGAGATTTCGGATCCACCAGCACTTGTTCCAGAAACAGATCTTAATTCTGCTGAAACAGATGTTGTTTCTCCTGGAGTAATAACATTAAATTGTGGAACAATAGCGTTATATTGGAAGTTTTGTGAAGCAAATACCTCCATTCCTCCAAGTGATCTTTCATCTGTGAAACTCAGTTGAGTATCACCAGATGGTCTGTTTGATCTACTAATTTGTAAGTAATACTTATCAATGTTTTTAGATGCTTTTAGAGCAGAATCAGTTGGCATATCATGAGTTGTGTTGATCTTAGTGAGAGAAACTCCATTTAATTCATACTTATAGCAAAGATCATTAACATTATGAGTTCTGGTTAAGGAACCGTCTATACCTCTTGTGCCAATACCAAGTGTTCCAGAACCAATGCTGTTATAGTAAATAATTTCATTATTAATCTTGACATATCCAGTTGAAGTTGAAATACCTTCAAAAGTAGCAAATGTTGAAGTGCTGGCAACAGAGATAGTTGTTGCATCAACCGCAAGATTGGCAGTTAAAAGAACTGGAGCAGTATTTGGTTCAATATCGGCAAGAGTAACCTTGTTATTATCTGCCATCATACCATGATTATAATGCTCAACTTCAACAACTCTACCATCATATAGATTGCTGATGAGAGAAGAAGATCCTCTAATATCAGTATTCGCCACAGCAACAGCAGTTGATCCTTCAAAGTAAACTAAATCTTGACCATCAGTAAACTCTTCACCTTGAACATTTGTTAGGTACAATGTATCAATTCCATTAATGTTAGAAACAGTGATTGTAGCACTAGATCCCTTAACAACATTACTGGTTGTAATTCCCAGAACATCACCTATCGCATAACCATTTCCTGGAGTTGTAATGGAAACTGCAGAAACAATATTTGAAGATATTGTTACAACACCGACCGCTCCAGAACCATTTCCAGTTACTGAATAGAATGACACTCCAGCAAATGTTCCGTTTGAATATCCAACGCCAGTATTGGTAAGTGAAAGAGCAGAAACTCTACTTCCAATATTTTCAATATATCCGTAAGGACCTGATGAGTTAGTTTCGCTTACCTTTCTACCTGGAATCAAAATACTACCCATTGTTGTTGTAGTTGTAATTCCAACTTTTAACTTTCTAGGTAATGTTTTAATTGGATTTGGAAGTAGTCTTGGGGTTTGACTATTTCTAGTCCCTAGTTTAGGATTATAGAAATAAACTGTGCCAAGATTTTGGGTAAACTGTGCTTTATAGAGAGTAAATTTGAGATCTTCAAATTGGCTTGGAGTCCAAATAGTTCCATTCTGTGATTTAAATAGACTCCCTCCTAAGTATTGCTTAGTTACAACTACACTTTCAGCATCTGGTAAATTCTGAGTATTTACAGTTCTTTCACCCATTCTTGCGATCCAAGTTTCATAATTATTTGAAGATGGTGAAAGAATTACAATCGCATATTCCTCACCTGGTTGTAGATAGACAGGTGATGGGAATGTAACTCTTGTGGCAACAGATCCATCAGAAGACGTATTGACCTGAGATGGTTCAAGAGTGACTCTTGCGAAGTCTTGAACCAATTGATCTGTTGGTGTTCCAAGCTCTACAGTTCTAAGTTCAACTGTAACTTTTTCATTTTCATCTTTGCTAGCAAAGAATAGATCAACAGAAGTCAAGAATGCTCCAGTTTCATCAACAGTAAATGTCTGAGCAAGAGGATCCTTTCCACCGCCACGAGCAGGAGGTGGTGGTGGCGGTGGTGGTGGTGGTCTTCTAACTATGACATTAGTTTGTCTAAATGTGTCTACGATTCCACTTGTGGAATAACTAGTTTCAGCACTACTAATTAATAGACTTCCAGGTAGTGGAGAGGCATTTGTAGAACTAGATGTGAGTTTAAATGTCTTAGTGCCAGTTCTGAATCTCAGAGTTGGTGGAGGTGATGCTAGTGGGTCTCTGAAGAAGAATGAACCACCTAGATCTCCAAAAGTATCGGTAACCAGTCTTATATTGGCAACAGATGCCTGAGCACCGCTAGTTCTACCAATTAAGACAGTACCAATAGTCACGTAACCAGTAAATCTTCCTTGTGCCTCTTCAGATAGAGAAGCAACGTCTATATTCAATACTGTTGAAGATGCTGAATATGTTGAAGGAAGACTGATTGAGGTATTGTATGGATTGGCATTAAATGTTGTTGCTGGATTGTTGATATCACCAGTTTTGTGGTTTGGTTGACAAGATCTAAATGATATAACTCTGGTTCCACCTATAAATCCATCTACAGTTTCTCCATTTTGGAAAATACCAGATGTCATTGAGATTTCCAAAAGTTTTGGAACTATGTCAATGCCACTAGTGCTATCAAAGAATGGATAGTATCTTGTTACTGGCTTTAATCCACCCGCACCAAAAGCAACGTTTCTTGAACGAATATGGGTATCTGGTTCGCTACTGATTTTAATAGTCTCTACATATGAACCATCAAAATCTCCAGTGATTGTTCTTTCACCACCACTTACAAATATATTTCTAACCCAATTGTCGGATGCTGGTTCCAATTGAACTCTACCAACAAATTCAATCATATTAAATGGATTTACATTTTCCACTCTAGAAGCTAGAGGTTGCCCGATCCAACTTACTTCATCATAATCTAATGTGATTAGATCTCCAGTTTTTCTGACATTAGAATCTAAAAGTTCAAGATTTGCTGAAAAATCGGCGGTCTCAGTATTGGTTGATGGTAATAAAGCTAATTCTGGTTTTAATGAATAGAAATCAAGAGGGGTGTTTAATTCTTGATTTTCTACATCAACATCACACTTACAATCAGGATTAAGTAGATCTAAAAGATCGTTGTTCTTAAAATCATCTACAAAGAATCCAGACTTAAATCTAGAAAGACCATCAGAATCTTGAATTTGGAGAGTTTTGGTATCAAGTTCAAGCAAACTTAGAGAAGTAACTACCTCTAGAGTTGAAATCCTATCATCAAGTTTTCCAATATCTCTCATCGTATATCTTCTATTATCAACGAGAGTTATAACAGCATCGTCTGGATCATAAAGATATGCCGGAAGTTTGATCGTTCCGATATCCATCGCACTTTCAACATTTGTTGGTTCTTTAGGGTCTAGGGCAGATACACCTTTGGCAATTGAGAAGTTTCCGAGACTATCAAGAATCAATTTATCAATTCTTGGCAGATAGTAACTATATCCAATTAAAGAACTTTCATTTGGTGCTATCACTAAAGTGGGATTATTTCCAGATGAACCAAAATTTCTACTTGAAAAGGCAAATGGTGATGAAGTTGTAGATGTAAAGGAAGAAACTCTTGGTCTAAAGTCAAGAGTATCTGACGATCTCAAATTATTTCTTAAGAGAGGAATATCTTTTGTAAATCTCTCTTCACTATATGATTCTACACTATACAAGTCTCCAAGATCATTAGATGGTACAGAGTAGTAGTTATATACTACCAATAACTTCCTGGTAGGTTCTGGGAAGTTGATTTTTCTAACAATTTTAGAATAATCATAATATTGTTCTTTCTGACCCTTGTCTAGATCAAATCTATTACTAATATTTAAATAATTTCCTACAGTTATACTTTGAATATTTGTTATGATGCTTGATTCTTCAAATGTAACAGTTTCACCTACTGTGAAAGTTTGTGGAGTTAGATAACAGATCTCAACCTCGGTAGATGAAGACCTTGTAGCAAGTTGAGCAATAGCACCACTAGTAGAACCAACGATTCTTTCACCCAAGATTGAATTTGTGTCTAATGAAAGACCAGAAACAAAAGTTAATTTATCTAAAGTTGGGTTAGATGTGTCTAAAGATTCAAAAACACCAACAACATTAACAACATCGGGAACATTCAGTGAAATTTCTTTATCTTGAACTCTTAATCCGTAGAATTGACTTGTACTTAATCCACTCAGAGCAGTAGAGATACCAGAAAAAGTTTTGTCAATAATGACTTTTTGACTTCTAATAAAATCTTTTTGTTTATTTTTAATAAGATTTTTTCTTACGGTCGCATTCAATGTCACATTGGAAGTTTGACTTACCCTTAATCCAGAGAAAACAATTTGTGATCCATTTGAATTAAGAGTAAACTGATCGCCAGTTAAATCTTCTACATCACCATTTGAATAGTGAATTGAATATCTTTCCGCATCAAATGTCTCAAAGAATGCGCTAGAAATACCAGTGGAAGTTATGTCAACACTTAAAGATCCAACAGAATTGGATGTAAGTTCTCTAAGTTGAGTTGTGACAAGAAGATTTGAGTTTGAAAGACTTACATCTGAAACATTGGAGGCATCCAATGGAGCATAAAGTCCAGCACTTTCATCATTGGTAATATTTGGAGCACCAATAGAAAATGTTACAGATTGAGTTGACGATGGTAATCCACCATTACATACCCCAAATACGCTTGAAATACCAGCAACAGTCATAGTTAGACCATCACTGGAAACTGAAACTACCCTGTTGTAAGTTTCTGTTGACAGACCAGATACTTGATATCTGATAATGGCATCACTTCTAATTCCTAAAAAGTTTTTACCGGGGCAAGTTACTGATCCAGCACTAGTTCCACCAGTGATTGTTACCCTATCGGTAATATTAAATCCAGATGGAACAAATCTTTGAAGAACAGTATCAGCAACAAATGAAGTTTTGATTCCGGAAGATATTGAGTTTGAAGACTGGAAAACTGATTTAATATCTTGAGTATTGAATGCTTTAACACTAACAATACTTCTGGAATATTCTGTCGTTTCATTTATTAAAATTTGCTCACCAGCAATAAATGAACCAGAAGTTTGAATGAGTGTTAATCCTGTTCCAGCAGCGGCACGATCAACATATCCAGATGCGTTGCTACTTACACCTCTAACATACGAAGTTGCTGGGCACTGGTCAGAATTTAAACTTTGATTGATGGTGAGTTTTGTATAAGTTTGAACATCAAAAAGATATAAATCCCACTCTGTTCCATCGTTTGAATAAGCAGCATCGCTTAACCCAAATGAATATACTCTAGCTTGTCCAATCTCAGTTCCAGTTCCAGATCCTTCAGATGCCTTTCTTTGATTATATAATGACAGGGTATTATTCCCAGTATTAATGCCTACAAATGGCGTTCCAGTAACATTATTAACTTTGAGTAGGTTACCCATCTCAAATGGCACTAGAGAAGTTCCTACGGTTGCCTTATCTCTTGGTTTATCTACATCTAGTATTGTCGTTGCTTGCTTTTCAATATCAAATCCCCTTACATAAGCTTTTCCTGGGGAAATCTTAATACACATTAAATCATCAGACGGAATATTTCCAGAATCAGTTACCTGAGTAGATAGATATATTCCCTCGTTTGAAATTCCATCATTTAGTGAATTTGCTACTTGAACATTAAATTTATCTACTGCATAATCACCAGACTCTTCATATGTTCTCTTCGCAAAATAGTCTTTTATAATTGAATATTCAGACTTGTTTTGTAATTTCTTAACTTCTCCATTATCAAGTCTAATCAGTTCAACAAAACTTTTGTCGTTAAAATCTGTTAATGGTTTTTTAGATAAAACTGTAGAAATTTTTAATCTATCTGCTCCAGGTGCGGCATAGTTTGAAAATCCTCTAGCATTGTCATAAAGACTAGAATCATCTTTAGCAGTAACAATTTCTTCTAAAATGTTTAATCCAACTCTATATGAAGGAGTGTTGGAATATGGATCTAGAACAATTTTATCAGTTGCTACATCTACAAAAGTACCTCTAATGAAGTAAACACCAGAAGAAATTCCAACGGCACATCCAATTGCCGAAGCATTTAGGGAAACTAATGTGGCAACAGTATCTCCAGCATTAATGGAGGTGTTTCCATAAACAAATGATTCTTCGGTAATTAAAAATTCACCATCATTTAATGTTTTAACAATATTATCAGATCCAGATCCAAGATATTTGACAAATAAAGTTAAGTCTGTAATTTCTGTTGAATCTGCTGGGAGCAGATACTTATCAACTACTACAGTAATCCCAGAATCTTGACCGGTTAATCTTTTTCCTACTAATTGATCTACGTATAGTGAAACTGGAATTCCTAAATGATCTTGATTTAATCGTATTGAGTAATATTCAGAATCGTAATTAATATTACCTGGGATCACCATGGATCCCTCTTTAAAGATATGACTTCCGAAGGACTCTATCTGGTTTTGTAATATTGATTGAAGCGTCGTTAATTCTCTAGCCTGTACTGGGTATCCTGGCTTGAATAAAACTTTATAAAAATTATTATCCTTATTAAAGTCATCATAATAAGGATTGATATTTAAATTTGTTTTCTGTGGCATTTTTTAGAATTCCAGGATAATTTTAACGTCTTCTTTTTGTCTAGAATTTCTTGTAATCAATGGTCTATTATCTAAGTAGATAATTTCACCCGACCCTTTATTTATCTCAGGATTTGAGAGACCATTTGTAAATTGACTACCAAGACTAATAATTTTGTTTCCTGTTGGATTTGTAGTAATACCAGTAAAATTAATATCTACAGATCCAGAGAATCCACCAGAAGTTGTAACTGGATTTGCTGATGATTCAAAATTCAATACTTTAGAACTTGTAGAAACACCAACATAATCAGTTTGATCTAAAGTTGTTTGATTGAAATATAAGGATCTATCTCTATAGTATTTAAGAACCTTTGTTTCAGAGTCATATGAAGCAACATATCCGTGTGCTGATCCACCAGTTACAGATTGACTAATTTTATCCCCAACACTAATCGTACCAGAAACCGTTGAGAACTTTAAAGAATACAATGAAGAAAATTGATTTTCTGTAAATACTGAAGTTGATCCGATTGAAGTTGGATTTTTTACAATACCAATTTGTGAAAACTTAGTATCAGTTGGGAAGTCTTTGGTGGAATCATCAAATCTAGCATAGATTAAAATTTTATCTGTTCCCAACTCTTTATATAAATCATATCCATGTCCCTTTGATGGTGGAATAATTGGAATTAGTTTGGCAAAATTGCCAGTAGAATTAGCATTGATTGATCCCAAATCAACCATACCATAAGTATAATTTTTACCACCAGATGAAACAATAGCGTTTGTTACTTTTCCACTTATAACATCTACAACAACCTTTGCCCCACTTCCATCACCAAGAATGCTAACCTCTTGTCCAAGACCACCAGAATATCCAGATCCCTGATTTTGAATATAAACTTTTTTGATTTGATTATTATTAGTAGTTGAATCTCCGTTCTCTCTAACCGCCTGTATTTGGGAATCCGTAGATGTTGACCAGTTATTCGGTACAGAAATATATTCAGTAGAATCAAATTTTATAATATCACTAGGAGAAACGGTGAAAAGGTATTTCCAGATATACCCATCACCACTTTCACCTGCTCTGGAAGGTTCTAAATCAGTAAATAATGGTTCATCTTGCGAAGCATTTCCTGTGGTGCTAATTCCAGAAGAACCGTTATCAATACAAATATACACATTATAATTACTATTCATTACATAGTAATTTGCGTCATATAATCTAGAAGATTGTGTTATAGGTGAAGGAGAAGTAATACTGTAATCTTGGCGATACATTTCATATCTGGTTCCCTGCGTCCAATCAATCCTTCTAATTAATCTTCTTACATTCAGAGACGTAATCTTTTTACCAAAGATCATTGTATCCGAAACATGACTAATATTGTCAAAGTTATCAATTGGATTTGGAGTATTTGTATTCCAATCAGAAGTTCTTCCAAATCCAACTTGAGTGGGGTTGGACAATCCTAAAAATACATAATAAGAATTTGATGAGCTATCAATACTCTCTACAAAGTTATTCGCATTTAAAATTCTAAATTGATCTGTTACAATAGCAGACATATTATTAGCTTTTTCCTATATTTATACTACCCAAGATCCTTTCTCAAGGCACCACTATCTCTTAGTCCATAATCTCTTCTCTGAATTGATGGGAATGTAGAAAGTCCAGCATCAATTGTGAATCCAGTTACACCAAGAGATATTGGATTACTTGATCTATTAAATCCAGACAGTCTTCCCCAAGAGAATCTACCTATTGGTTGACTTGTTGATCCAGATGTGTTAATTCCAATGATATTAGATGAGGAATGAACATTTGCCACTATTTCAGAATTTGATCCACTAGAAGTAATAGAGTGAATGTAGTAAATATTATCCAAGAATGTTGTTCCAATTCCTACAACAGCAGAATTACTTCCATCTATAGAAGTTACTCCAGATCCAACTGAGGTATTGAAAATGTAAAGTGGATATCCAGTTACAAGTCCAACAAAAGATGTGGCATTAAGATTAAACTTAAGTGCTAATGGATTTCCAGAGGTTCCTGAAGTAGTGCTGATTCCTGTAATAATCCCAGCAAATCCCTCCACTGTAGTGATGTTGTTAACATCTTCTTTTGAGAATGTGGGTAGAGGAGAAAGAACTTGAGGAGGATTGTTTTGTGAATAACCAAACCCTTGGTTCACTATAGTCGTAGAAGTTACTTGCCCATTTGTTATCGTAGCAGTCGCAGTTGCAGTTGTTCCAACACCAACACCAACTGTAGGAGGCGCAGATATTGAAACAGTAATTGCTGAACCAACATAACCACTTCCAGAACTTACGATACTTAAAGATTGGATTGTTCCTCCTGCCGAAACTACAGCAGTAAGTCCAGCAGCAACTGGAGAATCTCCCGTAACAATTAATCCACCGACACTAGAAATAACCAGAACAGAGTTATTTTCCTCATAGTTAAAGAATTGTGCGTCATCAACAAATAATTCCGTGGCACTAGATGAAAGGTTCTTGATTATTCTAGCAGTTGGGTAAACTAGAGATTCAATTGAGTCTCTAGACTTATAAACATAATCGCCATTAATATATCTATCAACCTTTTGCTTAGTCCAACTCAGAGGTTTAAAGTTAATTTGATCTATACCCTGATCAACATAAAGATTTGTCTCAATTTTATCAGATGATGCTATATTGTAAATTGTTCTTAGATTTTGATCAATTGTTTGTGGATAGTTGTTATTCTTGAATACTTGTACAGCATCTCCAACCTTAATAGTTTCATTGATAGAAACAGATATACTATCAGTTCCAGTGGTTCCTTTATAGAAGAAAATTGAGATATTATCCTCTGGTTCTGGGGGAACCATGAATGTGAATGAAGTCCCCCCTTCAAACGTATAGGATTCTCCAGGAGTCTGTAATATACCATTTACAAATATTAGTAGTAAAGAATTTAAATCTATTAGAGAAGAATCTGGGTCATTACTATTAACTTCAAAACTTATAAGTTGTCCGTTATAATTTAATGGGAATCTTAAACGATTTCCATCTTGTAGACTTAAAATTGAATCAATATAGTCAAATTCACCAAATTCCCATGATGATAATCTATCAGTATATACATCCAATACGGTCAATTGGAAATCATTAATTGGTGATGCGAGTCTTCTATCTGTAACCAGACCAACAGGAGTAAACACATCTCCCACTTTAAATCCATATCCAGTTCTAGCAATCTTAAACGAAGTGACCTCAAACAATGTTGATCCTATACCCGTTGTGGAACTAGCACCAACATCAACTGTTACGAGCAGTCCAGATCCACTATCTGTTGTTGCCCCAGCCCCAAGTCTTGAAACTCCTCTAATTTCAAGGTTTTCATATGAAGGTTGAGGTATTTGAATAGTTGGATTTGTATAACCAGTTCCAGAGTTTACAATTGTAAATGCTAAAGTTCCACCCAGACCAACTATTGCTGTGATAGAAGCAGCAGTTCCAACATGTCCAGTCTGAGTGATTCCAATAGAAATAGTTCCACGATATCCAGATCCAGAAATATCAGTTGTTCCCAAACCAACCGATACAATCGTACCACCAGCACCAACAACAGCAGTTACAGATGCTCCTACGAGAGGAGCAATGCCAAGTCCACCACTTGAACCAAGAGAAACAATTACACCACCACGAGGTAGTTGATTTTGATTTACATCAAATTGACTCTTTACAATAGATCCATTTGAAGAAGTAATACCAGTAAAGACTACACTAGAAACTCCAACATTTTCAATAAAGGAATAGTTATTACCGGTATTGTTTATTGTTGATGGTTTTTGGAAAATTCCATTCAATAACAAAATTCCACTTCCTGTTTGTATTCCTGTTGTGTTAATACCTTGAACAGTTACTGTGTAAGTTTGTCCAATTCCAGTGAATCTATCGGAAATATCATCAAAGATTCTATTATTGGTATAATCGTTTCTTAAATAGACTCTACCATCAAATGAAGATCTTGTATACTCTAAATTAGAAGAATCTCTTAAAATTGTATTTTTACCTTTTGGAGCATCTGTAAAGTAAATTTTATTTCCTACAATATTAAAAGATCCAGAGTACAATCTGACTTCAGTGCTATCAGCATGAGATGTTGCTGATGTGCCGACAAATGCCCTACTAACTTCCAGTAGATTTACGCTACCAGATCCACTAATTGGACCAGTTGATGTTGTTCCAAAACCAACTGAAACAACTTTCATATATTCATCATCTATTCTTACAATATTATTTGGTCTTATTGAGGTTATTCCTGTAACACCAAAAACTGTAGAAGAATTAGATATTTGACCACCATTGTTATACAAGTTAGTCTTAATTGGTGTAAATGCTAACGGAGATTGAATGATTCCATCTATATCAATTAAAGTCTTTTCATTCTTTTTATACATCTCAAGTTCATGAGCATTTCCAGAACCTAGAGAAGTAAATGTTACATAAATTCCACTAGATGCAAAATTTGATCTTGTTGAAATTCTAAATCTATCTTTATTAATTCTTATTGCGTATACGTCTGATGGTAAAATATTTGTTACAACTCCAACAGAATTTAATGTGGATCCAATTCCAACTGAAGAAGCAGCAACTCCAACAAATGTTGAATTTGGAGTATAGATTAATTTTTCTCCAGTATTAAAGAAGTGATCTTGAATTGTAAATATACCTGTTACTGGATCTAAAGTCGCAGAATCTGATGGATTAAATTTCTTCTCAAAGATAGGAACACCTTCATAATTAAGTGAAAAACTAGTTTTATTTGCTCTTGTTCCATTAATCGCATCATATTGAAGTAGAGATAATGATTCTGTAACTGGTCCATACAATAAGTCTGGAGCAGTATTCGCAGAATCACTTTCAGTATAAATTACTTCACTGAAAGTTTGAATTTGAATATTACCAGAAACTGAAGGATCTGGATGGAAAAGAAGATTAAAGTTAGATCCATTATATTGTGTTGAAAATGTTCCAATTCCAGAAGTACTTCCAATGGATATGAATGGATATTGAACATTATATGTGTTTTGACCATTATGCGCCATCAGCACTTGATGAATAGCACTTGTAGATCCATAAGAAACTCTTATCAAGTTCTTAGAAGTGGTTACTTCGGAAGTACTAAATCCAACAATAGTTGATGCTGATGATACATTAGAATAATTGGACTCTAACTTTAGGGATCTTTCTGTTCCATCTATTTGTTGAGTCTGTTTGAATCTATAAGTACCAATTCCAGCAGCAGTCGTCCCAAATCCAACAATCTTGGATCTAACTAAAATTTCATTAGAAGTATTGTTTTCATATTTTAAGTATAAAATCCCAGAATCTATATTTGATGTGAAAGTGCCAATAAAGTTAGATGAGAAAAGTGGGGAAGATCCACTATCAACATAGTATTCTGAGAAATACGAATTAGTTCCGTCATGAGTTACATATAATTCTACAAAATTCTTTTCACTTGTAGAATTATTGGTAACCTCTACCGTAGCATAATATGAATTAGTATTTAAAATATTGTCAGAAATAATTTCAGATGTTTGTCCAGCACTTACGATTCTGTTTACACCTGTTAAATCCACAAATCCAATTGATTGTGTAGAAATTCCCGCTAGATCACTATTGAATGTATTTTTGAAAACTTTGATATCATAATCACTATCATAGGCATCTGCTGGAGTAAATCTTAAACTGGAGCTTCCAAATTCATCAGTATTAGCAGATATTTCAACTAATTCTTGAGAACTATTAAACAGATTTGATTTTTCAAAAGTAAATGTATCACTTGAATCATTATAGAATGCCAATTCAGTGACCTGAATGTCATCATTGTTTGGATTTACAATTTGGACTAAAAATCTTGAGTATTCTTCGCCAATAAACAAATCAACATATTGATCCAATGGAGATAGAGAATTTGAGAATTGTGAACTTATATCATCTATTTTTAATACTCTATTTGTTCTACACTCAATATAATCTGCTAATTTTTTATTTTTTAATTTTAAAAATTTTGATTTATTATCAACAACATCAACATCTAAAGTCAAATCATAATTATTAATTGTATCTACTCTCTTTTCTTCTAAAATATCAAAAATACTTATGCTATCAACTGTTGATGATCCGACAGAAACATTAGATGTAGATAGTACCTCGGTGTCGGCAAAATTCTTAAGACCGCTGGTGTGTAACAGACGATTTACTGGATTGATTAGATTTTCAAATTCAATCGGACTCTTTACAGTATAAGATAAAGACTGGTAGTAGTCATTATCTGGAAGAACCTGATAATCTTCGTCTAATTTTCCAATATTATCTGACCAACCGTAATCTTGTCTCAGTGAATAATTAACGTTGAATCTTCCATAGTTGTCAACTATATCATTGATTGTGGCAATAGATCCGCTTACAGAACCCTTAATAGTCTCATTAAACCGTAACTTGTAAGTACCATAAACTTTAATGTAATCGCTACTACTTTCAGTTACTAAAAGATCGATAATTACAAACTGACCATTTGATAATACAAGTAGGTTTTCTCCTACTTGGAAAATAGAAGATTCTTGTGTAACTCTAAATCTTGGATAATCATCATATTTAACTATGGACGCATATGAATTTTGTGACGTTTTAGCAATTCCAGGATTTGTGCTAAGTCCAGCTAGATTAAACTCAACTTCAGCTGGGTTTGTATTTCTATAATCAGTTACAGTAAAGAATTGGTAGTCATAATTTGTGGAATTAAATCCATCGCCAGTGGTGTCATACTGTTGAATCCCTTCAACAAAAATTTTCTCACCAACATTAAATGTTGAGGTGCTGAATCCAGAAATAGGTGTGACTAAAACGCAAGTTACAATTCCACTTGATGATGAATATACAGTTCTTACAGTAACTCCATTACTATTATTGATGGCAACAATAGACTGCTCGGTTGCACCAAGTCCTTTTGGAGACTCAATAATATTAACATCTACAATTGATGTTCCATTCAGAGATGCTTGTAATATTCCTGTGGTAACTTGATCCCCAGTTTCTGGATTGACAATAATAAGATCTGGAGCAGATGTATAATTTCTACCACCATACGAAACTTCAATATTAGTAATCGTATCTGAATTAATTAAAGATACTACTGGAGATACAAATGCTTCTGGTCTCAAAGTTTTATCAGATGAGTATTCAAATCCAGGATCTATAATCCTAACACTATCAATTCTGTTAATATTTCTGGATTGTGGTAAAATCTTAGCATTAAGTCCTTGAGTAGAAGCAATACTTACAAAAGTTGGAAGTTTTTTATATCCAAATCCACCAAACGTAATTTGGAACTTATCAACACCACCTCTAGCGGTAGTTGAATTTGTAGAATACTCCAATACATCTGTATTTGAAACACTATATGTTAAAGATTCTGGTATCTCTCTTAGTGAAAGATTAAATGAGGTAGTTCCAACACCAAATACCTTATAGGTTCCATTATACTTACTATCAACATAAGTTATTTTGGAATAATTTGATACATCAGTATCGGATGTACTAATGAATCCAGATCTTTCAATATTGTAGAACAAATTAGATGGATTATTAGAAGAGTAATTTAATGTTAGAGAAGCATTTGTAGAAACGCCTATTGTTCCAACACCACTAATAATAAATGAATCCGTGCTTCCTGTAGAAACAAATTCATTTTTAAACTCTAAATCATAGAATAACTTAAACTTACTACCTACCAATGAAGAATCGGTAAGATCAAAAACTAGATTATTATTTTTTGTTACAAATAATTCTGGATTAATTGGAGATAGTTGATGGTTTGACCCACCTGTTGAACCCAAACTTACAATAGTTGGTGGATAGTTGATAGCATCATAATAAGTTTGAGTTAATTGGATATTGTTATCATCTATTCGGTAAACAAAATATTCACCTGTCCCAAGACCACTTGAAACTAAATTAGAGTCATAAAATACTTTATCACCTGTTTTTAATCTGTGAGAACTAATTGTAATTTTATTGTTAGTTAAATCAACGGCCGATGAAGAAAATCCAACAGGATTGATTAGAATTTTATTTCTAGAAGAACTATATTTAACAATCACTGCAGATGATGTTCCTACACCAACAGATTCATTTGCGTTTACAGTTAATGTAATTGAATCGCCATTTGTTAAAGAATGTGCTGTTGAGACGGAAACTCTAGCATTAATTTTTTGGAGCGTTCCAGTTACTTGAGTATCGTTTGATTCAAGTAAATAGTCAAACTCATTAGATCCATTATTTACAAAGAATAAACCATTAGTACTTGTAGTAAGTCCAACTTGAGTTACAATTCCAATATAGTCTCTTGACTTATTGATTATGTAAACTGTCTGACTATTTCCACTACTTGGCAGATTAAAGGTTGTTCCACCAGAAGAATTTGATACGGTCAGCGCAAGTCCAACTGATGGTTTGGTAAGAGTGACCGCCTGATTTGTTCTAAATGGATGATTTGGTAAATAAATGCTTTGCGATGGAATTGAAACTACTTCAAGTAATTCACCTTTGGTGTAGTTTACAGAAGTACCAATTCCTACAATTGTACCAACACCAACTGTTTCTCTTGGATTGAAGTAATATCTATCATCAACTTTAGACTCAAAATAGTCAGATTTTACTGGTAACGTTAGATAACTTGGAATTAAATCTACATATGTTGACGCAGTATGAGCAGATCCAGATACCCCCCTCTTAACTCTTATGATATTCTTGTCTGCAAACTTATTAAGAACAAAAAGTCTTTCAGTTCCTATTCCAATGCTACTGCCGATTGAAATAGAATTTGGAATATTGGATAAGTAAACATCAGTTACAACACCAGCAGTAGCATTGGAAGATATTTCTTTGTAAACTACTGTTCTGACAGTGTTGACTCCAATAATATGAGAACCAGTTAAAGATTTTATTGATGTTGAAAGACCCGATACTACAACTCCATCACCACTAAGTAAAGAGTGTGATGTTGAGATGTAAGCAGAAACTTGATTTGGATTATCCCAAATAAAGATTACATTACTGTATCCCTCAACAGTTGTTTGAATACTAGTGATATCCTTACCAGTTATGCTGCTAACATAGGCACTTAGACCACCACCATTCGTTCCATCATTATCAAATTCAACAGAATCTCCTATTTTATATTCGCTACCAGACTCAATAATTTGGAATGATTCAACAGATCCTTTAGTTACGGAATCAACAATTGCTGTTTGATCAACATATTCATTTGATTCAACAATAAAATCATTATCCGCATATGTATCAGATACTTTATATGGGAAGGTATTTCTAATTAAATTTGAACTATTAAAGTCAAATGTGCTCTGATCAATAATAAAGTTTTCATTTACTGGATTTGATCTATAAGAATTTCCTATAAAATAAGGATATTTTGGATCTAAAGTTCCAGTAGATGTATTTGTGCTTATACCAACAAAGTAAGCATAAACTCCATCTGGATAAT